CTTTTCCTCTTGGACAAAGTTTTGCCATTAATGTCTTGCCTTACCCCAGCCTTTAATTTGAATTGGTTTCTTTTTACCTTTTGGATTACCAACCATATCAACAGCATTGTCTGCTTTTACTTCAACAGGTCCGCCGTCCATCATTTTTTTTCTTTTTCTTAACATAGCAAAATCATCACCAGATATTTTACCATCTTTGTTAGCATCTAAATTTTTTTGTTTACCTTTTAACATTGTTTTACCTCCATCCTTTTTTTGCAATTTTTGGTTTACCTGATTTAACTAAACCACCTTTTTTATAACCATATATTTTAGTATTTTCTTCTCTTGCAGATTGCATTTCTTTAGCTTTTGCTTTATCTTTAGCTTCTCTTATTTTAGCATTTCCTTCTTTTTCAGATTGCATTACTTTAGTTTTTGCTTTATCTTCAGATTCTCTTATTTTAGAATTTTCAGGCATTATGTTTCTCCTTATTTGTTTTTATTCATATTTATCACATCAGTTGCCTTAAGTCCATAAATTGCTGCGACTACTGAAACCCATAATCCAACTATCCACCAGGGCATTTCTTGTAATTTTTGAAAATACAAGTCAATCTTTTCTTGCATTTTCTCATCTTCTGCAAATACAGAATAAGCTAATAGAAACAGAGGACTTGAAATTGTTAAAAGTACAAATTCGTCCTTCCAGTCTGATTTTTGATTTTGCATTATTTGACCAGAATACTCAATTTCGCCTCTTTTCATCTTTTCGGCGTGTAATAATTGAGCTTCGGACATTGCAACTTCCGATTTTTTCTTATTTTTGTAAATTTCAAGGCCAGCTTTAACGCCTTGACCTAATAATCCCCAAGGTATCATTTATTTTTTCTTCTTTTTACTCATTTTAGCTTCAGAAAGTGCTATTGCAATCGCTTGTTTTGGATTTTTTACGATTTTTTTAGATTTCCCGCTATGAAGTTTTCCTTTTTTGAATTCTCTCATAACTTTAGCTACCTTTTTTTGTCCTTTTTGCATTATATGCCTCCTTTATTTTTTAGTTCGTGTTGTAAAACAGTTTTTGTTATTGAAGTATCAGCTCTTAAGTTTGCTAATTCTTCATTCTGTTCTAGTTTTTGTTGATCTGTCATTTGATTCATCATTGATTTCATCTTATCAAGATTTAATCTATCTTCAGATTCTTTTTTCTTACGTTCATTTTCCATTGCTCTAAGATCTAATTCTCTTGCTCTTAGTTTTGCGATTGGATCGTTGTCAAATTGAGAAGTAATTTCTTTTTCTTCCTTCATAAACTCTTCCATCATCTCTGCAATCAATACAGCTTTTCTAGATTCAATTCTTTCAGACATCATTCTAGCTTGCATTTGTAATTGCTGTGCCATTTGTGGATTTTGTTGCATCATCATTTGCATTTGTTGTAGTTGTTGTAATTCATTTCTAAATTCAATCTCAACTTGTTCTTGTGCCATCAAAGAAATATGTTCAAAACAATTTTTCTCTAATGCTGCCATTATCACCGGATTATTTCTAGCCATATTAGTTGCCATAAAATTTAAGTGAGCAGTAATGTGTGCTCTATGGTCTTGACCTGGAAATGCTTGGAACGGTTTCCCAGCGAGAGCATCAATGTGTTCTAACGCTGGGTCCTTTGGTTGTGGTGGTTGTGGTCGAATTAAAACTTGATCAATGTCTTTTACACCTAATGCTTCATACATATGTCTATATGCATTGTACATATTGTGTATTCCTGGATTTGATTGTGCCAGTTGCAATTCCGTTTGCGCAAGGGAAATACGCTGTGTCTGAGAAAATATGTTTGGATCAGCAACTGGCAAGATATCTACACGGTCATCAAAGTCAGATTGTTTAATCTGTTTTTGACCACCAACTACATCGTATGGATACTCTGCAGGTAGATAAAGTTTGAAAACTCGTGCTAATAATTTAAATTCTTGTTTTAATGCTGCATAGATTCTTTTATGAATCGCAGACATAGTCCTTGATCCTCTTTCTAGCAGCGCAACTGTCGTGCCCACCGCGGCTTGCTGATTCCCATCCCCAACTTGCAAGTCTGCTATAGAAGCAAATCTTTGACCTGCAGTTACAACGACACCCATAAGCTGTAAGAGAGTTTGACTAGGCTCTTTAAATGGTAACATCATAAATGAATCTCTGATGTTTCCTCCAGGTGCATCTACATCTCTAAATTCACCAGGTTGTATTGCCTGTGCATCGTCTCTAATTCTGATTCCTCGTTGTTTAAATCCTGCTGGGAGATTTGATAAAGTTCCAGCGTCTAATAATTGTCTTAAGGCAGATGTCGCAGTTCTAGATAAACCGCCGATCATATGTATTAAACCAAAACCATAAAAACCAAGTCCTGGTAAAAATTTGAAGTGTACGAAATATTGTATCTTAGCTCTTTTAGGATCATTTATTTCATAGTTTCTTTTTATAGATAAAACTTCTCTTGAGTTTTCTTCTAATGTTACAATGTATGGAAGTTTAATTCCTGTCGGCTCACCATCGGGCCCAACGTCTTCAAAACCTTCCAAATCTAAATTAATGTGACATTCTAAAATATTAAATACGTCTTCATCACGACTTCTTGTCGTTCCTTCAAGTTCTCTTTCCTTCTTCTGAACTTCATCTTCATTTAATTGTCCTGGTTGAAGTTCTATGTCTCTATAAAAACCTGCAACTTGTTTTTTACGTAATTCATTTTCAGAAATTTTAATACGATGAATAATTGCTTCCGCATCATCTAATGAGGTAGCTGTGTACGGAACAATTAAATCATCAGCCGGTACAAATTTAGAAACGGCTCTTTGTAAGATTTCATCATAGTAAACTTTTTTAAATGATGATCCTGCTAAAGGTAAATAAAATAACATTTGATCAAACTCAGGTTCATACTCTTTCATCTGATCCATCAATTGATAGTTCATAAAGTCTTTGACTCGAGATGCTTGTTGAGTTTTTTCTGGAGTATTTAATCCGAGGATTTGTGTTCTAACTGGTCCATCAGCTGGGAGTAACTCTTTATATGCCAACGCCTGAAACTGAGTAACAGCTTCAGCAAGCACCGGATGAGTGGCACCCGAAGCACCCGAGAATGGTTCCGTCCTGTTTTCATATTTAAATCCTAACAGATCTAAACCTGTTTTGTAAGAACTTTCCCAATCTTTTCTAGAATTTTTATAATCTTGATAATTTTGAAATATATCAGAACCTAATCTACCTAATACATCATCTGGTAAATGTTCAGCTAAATTATCGTAATGATTTTCAGTTCCTTCTACTGAAGCAATTGCAGGATCATAATTAATATCTACTGACCCATCTTCATTTTCTTGAATCTCAACCGGATTACCTTGTTCGTCAACTTCTTGCTGTTTTTCTAATTCAGCTTCTTCGATTTCAACATCAGAAGGTACGGTAATATTTTGTTCTACGTTTGGTAGAACCTTATCTATGTCTGCCATTATTTTTCTCCAGTTTCACGGTTTTAACAGTATTATATTGATAATTCAAGCCTCGCGATTGTGGTCCTCTTTTAGGAGGTGGCCCTGACTTTTTACCGTGTTTATATGGTGTATTAATCTTCATAAGTAAATTTCTTCATATCTTGATGAGAAGAATCTTCAATACCAAATTCAACTTCTTTCATTTTACCTTCTGCATCTGGAAACACTTCTACTTCATCATATTCCAATGCTCCAGTTTCAGGGTCTTTTCTAATCTCCATTTCAAGTTCATTTTTAATTCCAATTTCATCTCCAGCAGAACCATAATTTGTTTTCTTTATTCTTGTAGAATTTGCTGAATCAACAACAGTATATTCTCCTAGATCATATTGAACAAAGCCATCTGGGTTATCTGCTTTACCAAGTATTTTTGATTTACCCATCATTTTAACTTTACCAATTAAATCTAATAAATAATCTGGAACATTATCTGCTGATCTTGATATGACTTCCAACATTTCTGGAGCTTCCTTTGCAATAGGTTTTATAAACTTACCTAAGAAAGGTAATGTTCCAAGAAGTGTAATTCCTTGACCTGTAAATTTTAAAAATCTTCTTCTACCAAAATTTTTTGGCTTACCACCTTTTTCAAGAGAAACTCTACCACCATTTGCAAATGCAACAGAATAAGGTTGACCTGTAACATCAAATACTTTTTGTCTAATCATATTTAAAATTCCTGATCTACCTTCAGCTCTATCTTTATCTTCTTGTTTAATTTTTTCTTCAACAATTTGATATTGATTATTTAAATACATTTTTTCTTCTTCAGTTACTTCTGGTCTACCTCTCATTCCAACAAGACCTTCGTCCATCATTTCAGACTGGGACATATCAAATGATTGTTGTGCGTTTATTTTCTT